TTTAAATCAAGATTGATCTTGACGGTTCATGATTCAATCGTGGTTGACGTTCACCCGGATGAAGACGCACCGGTTATTGAGGCGCTGAAATGGGCGATGGGCGGTTTAGCTGAAGAGGTCAAAGAACGGTATGATTACGACCTTACCTTGCCGTTGGACATAGAGATAACTCAAGGGCCAAATTGGATGGAACAAGTTGAATTGGATATTGACTAGTGCCCCTAACTAAGGTACATTATAATTCCTTAACAAAATACATTATAGATGTAACTACCGGAGAAATTTATGAATGAACTCGCGACTATTAGCAAAAGTGAACAATTGGAACTTGCCGCCGCTATGGGTATGGGTGGGGGTAGCAGTGATGCTTCTTCTGATCGTCTACCCGAACTAAAGATTAATTACCAAGAAGAGAACGACCAAGGTCAGTCACTTCCTCGTGGTCAATTCTTTGTGCGGGGTACAGAAGATGACCCTGTTTTCGCCAAAACGGTGAACTTCCGTCCACTTAGCCAACTGTTCCAGTGGATTCAGTACGACCCTGAAGAGAACAAGGTTAAGAACAAAACCTTGATGATCCCAATGCTACGCCAAGAAGCCCGTGACATGAACGGTACGACACGTTGTGGTAAGCCTACCAGTAACGTATTGCGTGAGATGTCTAAGGAAGATCAGAAGCGTTACAGCGACATCAAATGCTTCCGTCAGGTGCGTGGCCTAGTGTCTTACGAAGGTAAGAATGCAGATGGTGACACGGTGACTGTCGAGAACCAGCCTGTTATTGTTATGCTTAAAGGATCTAACTTTAACCCGTTTGAAGATGAGTTCCTAAAGAAATTACCTAGGGGCCGTAAGATGCACGAGTACACAGTCAAGGTGGGTGCCACTAAGACTAAAGGCTCTGGCGGTAACATCTGGTGGGTAATGAACTTTGACCCCGACCTTGTTAACGCGCTTCCAATGGATGAGCAGATCTTTGAGACAGTCAAAGTAATGCACGACATGGTTAAGAACGAGAACGATAAGATCCAAGCGTCTCATGAGAAAGCTCTGCGTAACAGCCAGCTATCGGATGATGCGATTGATGCTCTCGATAATGTATCCAGCGACTTAGAAGATGATTTAGCAGACGACGCATAATCTTACCTTAACTTTTAACGAGGTAATTTATGTCTCTAAACATACTTGAACATCAGCTTCATATGGTTCTCGATAAGCTCTCTAACGGAGAGACTATTGAGTATGAAGAAAGCTGGATAGATGAAGCCGGAGAGATGTTTAAAGACACTCTCCGCAAACAACTAAAGCCTCGTGAAGATGCGTTCCGCATTCGTATGTCGAATGTGGGCCGCCCTTCCTGCCAACTCCAAATGGAGAAATCTGGCGCACCTAAATCCAAGAACCCCTACAACAACATTGTCCGCTTTATGCTGGGCGATGCGACTGAGGTATTGGTTGAGTTATACCTTAAACTAGCCCGAGTAAATATTACTGGGGGTAAGGATAAGGTACAGCTTGATGTGGGCGAGACTACTATTCTCGGAGAGAATGACGTTGAGATAGACGATAAGGTCTATGATACTAAGTCCTCTAGTCCTTGGGCCTATGACAACAAATGGAGTCAGGGCTGGGAAGGCGTAGCTAAGGACGATGCCTTTGGGTATGTTCCTCAGTTACTAGGCTACAGTGATGCTTCCGGTAAAGAACCCGGCGGCTGGCTTGTCGTTAATAAATCGACTGGCGAGATCAAGGTTGTAGACGCTGAGTTCACTGATGCAGACAAGCGTGGAATCCGGGATAAGATCGCGTCTAATGTGGAATTGATTGCTACTGACGCACCTTTCAAAAGATGCTTTGAACCACAAGACGAGTACTTCCGTAAGCAACTAACCCCCAACAAAAGGTTAGCTATCAACTGTACGTTTTGTAACTACACAAACAGTTGCTGGCCTGACGCGAAGTACCGCCCTCAAACTCACAGCAAGGCTCAAAATCCTCGCTACCATTGGTATGCGGAGTATGACGATGACCTTTAGAAACATACGCCGTAGAGCTATCGCTAATGGGTACCGGTCTGGTCTAGAAGAAGACATCGGCCTACAGCTTAAAGAGGCTGGGGTAAAGGCTGAGTATGAGCCCTTCCGCATTCCTTTTACTGTCCCGGTGCAAGGCCGCCATTACACCCCCGACTACGTTTTACCTAATGGTATCGTGATTGAGAGCAAGGGCCGCTTTACTCCTGAAGATAGAAAAAAACACATCTACATCCGTGACGAGTACGGCGAGGCGTTAGACCTTCGCTTTGTATTCAATAACCCTAGAGGCAAGCTCCGTAAGGGTAGCAAGACTAGCTACGCTGACTGGTGTGAGAAGAATGGGTTTATATTCGCGGCGAAAGAAATCCCGGGTGAATGGCTTAAAGAAAAACCTAAAAAGCGTTCATTAAATTTACTAAGTAAACTGCGAGAAACAAAATGACGGATAAGTTTATAGGAGCATTTATAGAACTCGTCCCGAATGAATCTAGCGAAGGGATAGACTTTAGGTTTGGTTGGGAGTTCCCCGACAATATGGATCCAGAAGTACAGGATTTATTTAAGAATCTAGTAGCTGGAATCTTCGGCCTGATGAGTAGCCAAGATGAAGAGATTATAGCCATAGGTGAGATAGTCCGTAATGTGTCCGGGTTTGATGAAAGTATCAAGCCAGTAGCAGAGAACGAGATTATCTTTACTGCGGACGAGGAACTTCTAGGCAAGCTGGAGTCTTCATCAAAAGTCATCGACATAAGTAAGTACAAACCACAAGGCGACGAATGATGAGTGATCTATTTATCGGCCTGTGTGGAAAGAAAGGCTCCGGGAAATCCTATGTAGCCAAGAACATGAGAGACAGTCGGGGAGCAAAGATCATCCGCTTTGCCGACACTCTTAAAGACATGATGCGTGTGATGGGCTTTAACGAGGGCCAGATAAACGGTGACCTTAAAGAAGTAGCCTGTGACATGCTGAATGGTAAGACCCCAAGGTACGCCATGCAAACACTCGGAACTGAGTGGGGCCGTAACTTACTGCACGAGAATATCTGGGTGGATATGCTTGTTGCCAAGGCGAACAAAGAGACCGGTATTGTTGTGGTTGATGATGTTCGTTTCCCAAATGAAATAAAAGCAATCCGCGAGAACGGCGGAGTGGTAGCGTGGGTAGAACGAGTTTCTGTCTATGAAGGTGATGATGAACACGCTTCCGAAACTTCGGTTAGTGCGGCGGACTGCGATGTCTGGATAGACAACACCCTACCCATCTCTGAAGTGCTTACCAACGTGGAAGGTTGGGCGCGATTGCAGAAAGATATTAGGAATAAAAATGAAAAATAAAGTTAATATTGACTTAGAAAGAGATGGATTATTTGATGACCTCGGACTCACAAGACTACGCGAAAGCTACATGCGCGAAGACGAAAGTAGCCCACAAGAAAGATTTGCCTACGTCTGTGAGCAATTCGGATCTAACCCCGACCATGCCCAGCGCCTCTACGAATACACCAGTAAACACTGGTTGTCGTTGTCCACGCCAATCCTCAGCTACGGCCGGAGCAAAAGGGGTATGCCCATCAGTTGCTTCTTGTCGTACCTCGACGATAGCGCCGAAGGATTAGTAGATACTCTATCCGAAGTAAATTGGCTGTCTATGCTAGGCGGCGGTGTTGGTATCCATGTGGGTATCCGTGGCTCTGACGATAAATCAGTTGGGGTAATGCCTCACCTGAAAGTCTATGACGCAAGCTCACTAGCCTACCGACAGGGACGTACCCGGCGCGGTAGTTATGCGGCATTCCTAGACATAAGCCACCCGGACATTACGGCGTTTGTTGAGATGCGTAAGCCTACAGGTGACCAGAACTTCCGTACACTGAACCTACACCACGGCGTGAACATAACGAATGACTTCATGAACCTTATCGAGCAGTCGATGCGTGATGAGGACTTTGATGACTCATGGGATCTAGTAAGCCCTAACAATGGTGAAGTAGTCGAAACAGTATCGGCCAAGGCACTATGGATTAAGTTGCTAGAGATGCGTACCCAGACAGGTGAGCCCTACTTGGTGTTTATAGATAATGCTAATGATGATCTGCCTGAATGGTTAAAGAGCCAAGGTTTGAAAATCAACGGCAGTAACCTATGTACCGAGATCTTCTTGCCTACGTCTATGGATCGGACTGCGGTCTGCTGTTTGTCCAGCCTGAATATCGAGTACTACGACGAATGGAAGTCTGAGCGTAAGTTTATCCCGGACATCATGGAGATGTTGGATAACGTGCTGGATTACTTCATAGAACATGCACCTAAGACCGTCTCCAGAGCCGCTTTATCCGCGTCTAGAGAACGATCTATCGGCATTGGTACCCTTGGTCTACATGCTTACTTTCAGAAGCGTGACATGCCTTTAGAGGGCGTCATGACTAAGGTAACTAATCGTGAGATTTACCGTCACATTGAGAAAGAATGTAAGCGAGGCGACAGACAGTTATTTGAGTCCCGTGGGCCATGCTACGATGCTCAACAAGCGGGTGTCGAGCGTAGATTCAGTCATTGGACTGCTATTGCGCCTAACGCCTCTAGTTCTATTATTATGGGTAACACTAGCCCTAGCATTGAACCTTACCGAGCCAACGTATTTCGCCAAGATACAATGTCGGGTGCGTACATACAAAGAAACAAGTTCCTTGAAACTAAGCTGGACGAACTCGGTCTAAACACTCAGAAGACGTGGGCTAGTATCACCGCCAATGATGGCTCTGTTCAGCACCTTGATATCCCACAAGATACAAAAGACGTATTTAAAACAGCCAATGAGATTGACCAGCTTTGGTTGATAGACCTAGCCTCTGACAGACAGAAACATACTGATCAGGGCCAGAGTCTAAACCTATTTTTCCGCCCGGATGTAAATGTGAAGTATCTTCACGCCACTCATTTCTTAGCATGGAAGAACGGTCTAAAAAGCCTGTACTACTGCCGTTCTGATAAGCTCCGTAAAGCTGATCGCGTCGGTATGCAGATTCAACGTAACAGAATTGAAGACGAGATTGATCTGACAGCGGTAGCTGATGGTGATGTCTGTCTCGCATGTGAGGGATGATTATGCCAAAAAGAAAACCAAAATTAACGGACACAAGAGATTACTATAAGCCATTTAACTATCCGTGGGCTTATGATGCGTTTCAGGCCAGTGAGCAAATGCACTGGTTGTGGACAGAAGTACCTATGCTGGAAGACACCAAGGACTGGCGTCACAGATTAAACGATGGAGAGAAGGACTTCCTTGCGAAGATCTTCCGTTTCTTTACTCAGGGCGATATAGATGTGTCAGGCGCGTACATTAACAACTACTTGCCACATTTCCCACAGCCTGAAGTAAGGATGATGTTATCCTCGTTCGCCGCCCGGGAAGCTATCCATGTTGCCGCCTACAGCCACCTTATCGAAACCTTGGGTATGCCTGAGTCAACGTATAATGAGTTTAATGAATACGAAGAGATGGTGGAGAAGCACGACTTCTTCCAAGAGCTACAGAAGGACGATAACTTACCCGCACAGATAGCCGCGTTTAGTGCCTTCACTGAAGGTATGCAGTTGTTTAGCTCATTCGTGATGCTACTGAACTTTGCTAGGCATGGTAAAATGAAAGGTATGGGCCAGATTATTGCATGGTCTATTGCTGACGAAACTCTGCACACAGAGAGTATGATCAAGCTGTTCCGCACCTACGTTCAAGAGAACCGAAATCAATGGAACGATGCAACCAAGAAGATGATATACACCACCGCTGAAAAGATGGTTGACCTAGAGGATAAGTTCATCGGTCTAGCGTTCGGCGTGAACCAGATGGAAGGCCTGACCCCTATCGAGGTAAAGCAGTACATCAGATATATTTGTGACAGACGTTTAATCGCGTTGGGCATGAAGGGTATCTTCAAAGTGAAGACTAACCCGTTGCCTTGGGTAGATGGAATGCTTGGTGTCACACACACTAACTTCTTTGAAAACAAAGTTGTGGACTACGCAAAAGGGGCACTCTCTGGCGATTGGGCAGAGGTATGGGGAGCGGTATCATAGGAGTTTTGACCTATGTCGCATCAGAAACGACAGGCCAAAAAAAAGCCACTGGAAGTGGCATACGATATGGGCCAGAAGGCCTTTCACCGGGGTATCTTTGATAGCCCTTATAAAGAAAGTTCGTTCCTGCATAAGGAATGGAAACGCGGGTTTAATACTGGATTCTTCCAGAATCAAAAACGCTGGATGAAACAGTAGTGCCCTTAACTGTTTACTTAACTAAATGATTATAGTATGATCAACAACTAGAACAGGAGTATGAATGAGTTTAGACGCTCTAGATGAAAAGATCCTCGAATGGGGTTTGCAGAAAGGTATTTTACCTCACGCAGAACCTTTGGCCCAGCTTGATAAGACTGAGGAAGAAGTAGGTGAGTTACGCCAAGCTATTTATGAGCATGACGTTGACGAAGTGAAGGACGCCATCGGTGACATATACGTCACTATCACGATGCAAGCTGAAGCATGGGGATTTACGATGGAAGAGTGTGTGCAAGCCGCATACGACGTAATTAAAGGCCGCACCGGTAAAATGGTTAACGGTAAATTTGTTAAAGATACTTAGGAGTATATTATGCCAGAAGCAGAAAGCATTGATCCAAATGCACAAGAACCACTTTCAACCGATGAACTATTGGATTCTCTCAAAGGGAAGTTTGATAGTTGCATTGTTACCGGATTCAACAAGGACGGTCATTTATTCATGTCTAGTTCCGTTAGTAATATCCCGTTCATGCACTGGACACTTAACCGTTCAATCTTTGAATTAGGATTGTTCGAGAAGCAAGCGGCCCAGCCCCAAACGGAAGAAGCCCCAGCATCTGATGTTGACACTGAGGCTTCGGAATCGTAACACCCTTTATAGTCCTTTTGTAGTGGACTTTGCCCTCATCTCCGTCTAACCAACGGGTCAAAGGTGGGGGCTTTTTTATGTGCGCTTGTAGCTCAGATGGATAGAGCGTCCGGCTACGAACCGGAAGGTCGGGAGTTCGAGTCTTCCCAAGTGCGCCAATTACATTCTAATAAAAGCTACTATTGTACTTATTAATAAGATTAGAGCTAAGGCTAGGCCCAGCCAAGTATGGGGATCTTTCCAGTCTTCCATAATTTAAAATATCTCTGTTATTGTTGGGTCTACAAACGTCGGCTCACAATATGCCCGTATGGGTATGTCGTATTTACCTCGGCCCTGTAGGCTTAGTACCTCTGCAAACCATATGCAGTCAGTTACATCCGCCCAATAACCCATCTGTTCTGTATTGGTTACATACCCGGCGCTATTGAAAGTTTGGAGCATCAATACAAATACGAGTTTCATTCATGGGCCAGTTATTTAGTAGTAGCTCCTTCAAGTAGAGCTTCGCCTGTTTGTTTGACGGCATCCCTACCTTCTCTGAACATACGTTCTGTATCTATAAGCAGTTCTAGCATTTCTGCGTCACTAGGCTCGTTGTCTTCGTTGTAGATACCTACACGGAGGGCATATGTCTTCATTATCTCTGCGGCAGTTGATGAGACGTTACCGTCTTTGTCTACCACCCTACGGGCCACTTCTAAGAAAGCATCCGGGTCTGCAAACATAA